CTTGCCCTTTACATTGTCCCAGTTAGAGCTTATATTCTCCCTAATGTTCCCTAGAGTTTGTAACGTGCTGTCTTTGATATTGCCCCACTTCTCTGAAACGCTCCCTCTAATGGATTCCCATCTTTCAGATGTAGTGGTTTTGACATTGTTCCAGCCATTTTGGATAGATTCTCTCATGGAAGATAAGCTTTTCCCAGTACTATCCTTGATGCTATTCCATCTATCGCTAATTCCTGTTTTTACGTTCTCCCAGGCTTCAGCTGTGCTTTCTTTGATACTATTCCATCTTTCAGAGATAGCATCTTTCAGTTCTCCTGCCTTTTCCTTAATGGTGTCCCAGTTTTTATAGAGAGCTATACCAACTGCAGTGATTCCAACAATGGCTGCTACAGCAATTCCAATCGGTCCTGTTAAAGCTGCAAAGGCAGCGGCTAGTACTCCTTTAATGGCAACAAGTCCACCTGCTGCTGCAGAGGCTCCTCCTACGGCTGCTGTTTTCCCTGCGATGGCTAATGAAATCTTAGAGAACGCACCAATGATGGCTCCTGCTCCTGCCACAATCTTTCCTCCAATAATTAAAAGGGGTCCTACTGCTGCAGCAAGAGCCGCTACTTTTACGATAGTTTCTTGGGTAGCTGGGCTAAGATTTGAAAACCACTCCACTGCTCTTTGAAGATTTTCAACCAAAGTCTTTAGATGAGGAACTAGAATTTCAAAGATTTCAATGGCTACGCCTTCAAGCTGGGATTTTAAAATGGTAAGTTGCCCCTGAAGATTATCCTGCATGATGTCTGCCATTTCCTTTGCTGAACCACTATATTCTCTGGTAGCTGCAGTAAGTTTTTTATAATCCCCATCGGTGGCATTGATAACTGCCAGCATTCCACTCATGGCTTCTTTGCCAAATAGGGTAGCAGCATATTGGGCTTGTTGCTCCTGTGTTAGATTACCAAAAGATCCCCTAAGTTGATCCATCACATCTTTAAAGGGAAGCATGTTCCCATGAGCATCAGTTAAATTTAAACCCAGTTCATCGATAATCTTAGCCGCTTCCGATGTAGGTTGAGTAAGCCTGGTAATAGCTCCTCTTAAAGTTGTACCGGCTTGGGACCCTTTAATTCCCGCATTAGCCATAAGCCCCAGGGCCAAAGCGGCATCTTCTGCACTGTAGCCTAGGGAGCCAAAGAGTGGCGCTACATATTTAAAGGACTCTCCTAGCATTCCTACATTGGTGTTGGCGTTACTTGAAGCACTGGCTAAAAGATCTGCGAAGTTCCCGGCATCAGAAGCCTGCATACCAAAGGCGGTGAGGGCATCGGTGACGATATCAGATACGGAAGCTAAACTTTCTCCACTGGCTGCTGCAAGCATCATGACACCATCTAGACCATCCATCATTTGAGTTGTATCCCAACCTGCCATGGCCATATAATTTAAAGCCTGGGCTGATGTAGAAGAACCCATCTCTTTTGCTTTATCACTAAGCTTTTGTAATTCATCTCCCGTTGCTCCTGAGATGGCTTGTACTTTACTCATTTCAGCCTGAAAATCTGAACCGATTTTAACTGCTGCAGCTCCAATCCCAACAATCGGGAGGGTAACTTTTTTGGTGAGATCTTTTCCTACGCTCTCCATCTTTTTACCGATGTCCTGCATAGACTGACCTATTGGCTCTAGGCTTTTACCAAGCTTATACCAATTAGAGGATTGGACTTCGATTTGCCTATTAATGCTGGTTAGGTCCTGCTCCATCTGAACAAGTCTTGTCCTAGCTTGATTTAGTTTTATTTCTAAATCCCCAGTAGCCTTAGCATCTTTTCCTTTGGTTTCTACTGACTTTTGATGGGCCTTTTCTAAAGCCTCTACTTTTTGCCTTTGGAGTTCTTTTTGTTTGGTTAGAGAGTCAGATTTAGTTCTTAGTTTGTCAAGCTCACTACCGTGTTTCCCAAGTTCAGTACTTGCCAGTTTAAACTCCGACTGGACCTTTCTCATTTCTTGATTTAGTTTTCCAATCCCGTTTTGAAAGCCAGTAGAATCAAGACCTACCCTGACATTAAGTTGACCGATATCCGCCATATCCCTCACCTCCCCTTGGCATAAAAAATACACCCATTACAGGTGTTATAGAATTTCATCAATATAGTTTTGTTGGTTTACCATCTTTCGTTTTATTAGCTTTAGATAATATATGATGTCCATACCATCTATTTCATGAAGTTTCCAGCCTTTATCTATTAAAGCTAGGTAAAACTGGTCAATAAACTCCTGGGGATCCATAAAGTTCCCCACTATTCGTTTTTTTCATCACCTGCTGTGGCTTCTCCCATTTCTCCTACCACTTCGTTGATACAATTCATCATGGCTGGAATCAGCTGTTTTGACGGTAGCCCATCATAGACATCGTCAATGGTAAACTGATTAGAAAACAACTCTACAATGAACCCTACCATTTGATCCAATTCCTCTGGACTCATGTCATTAAAATTAATGCCCTTTGACACTTCAATGGTACGTCTCACCATTCTTGCTGAAATAAAGTCGGTTATAAAGGTTTTATCTTTCCCCTTTATCTTTAAGTTAATTTGCATAGGTAATCCTCCTCAAACAATATTATTCATTATTTTCTTCTATAACGTCACCTGGTACTTTTTCAAACCAAGCATCTGCTCCAGTAAACTCTGGTGTGCCTTCATCGGCAGTCCTCTTCCACTCTCCGTCATAAGCCCTTGGCATAAAGACAAATTTTAGCTTTGGTGTCTTATGCTCCACATTATCCTTTTTTGTAGAATAGTCCTCTGCCATTGGCTGGGCCACACCTTTTAATAACCAGATGTATCTGTACTTCCCATTTGACTTTTGACTTTTAAAGCCTAGTGCCACATGTGGTGCTTTATCAGTGGCTTTCTCAATCAAAACCCCATCTTTAACCTCACTACCTGTAAGCTTTCCTCTTGTGCTTAATGGGATGTCAGCGGTTTCAATTTCTACATCAATCTTGCCAAGTGCCGATACCGATTCCCATAACTGATCGTCTGCATATAACTCCTGGGTATTTACTGTAGGGTTGATGGTGGCATTAATAGCACCAGCTAAAGGTTTAATTACTCCATAAAGCACACCATCCTTAGTATCTTCTTCTAAAACAGCATAATGTAAATCCTTAAGTCCTACTTGAGCCATTTACTTTTCCTCCCTTCGATAGCGCATCACTTTGCGATAGACCCCTAGATCCTTTTCATAAAGGTCATAAAAATTCAGTTTAATAAATCCTGCTTCTTTCATCTGCTTGTGTACTTGTTTTACTAAGTTTGTATAGTCTTTTTTAGACCATAAATCTATCTGAATATACTGGCCTGAGGTTTCCTCTTCATCATCTGCATGAAGCTCTGCCTTTTCCAGGTAACTAAAAAAGGTAATGTAGGTGTCTGCCTTTCCGCTGTAGGTTTGAAAAGCTACGGGAATCTCTAAAGGGCTAAGAGCCTGCAGAATGTCTTTATTTAAACTCATAACCCCAGCCCCTTTCTAATCTCTTCGGATATCTTACTAACGGCTTCATTTTTAGATTTCTCATAACCCCTACCCATAAAAGGATTAGCCTTAATATGGACCGTTCCAAATTCTATAAACTTGCCATAAAAGCCGTCATTTCCCGGGCCTACTTCCACATGCTTCATCCCATCTTTGGTTTTTACCCCAGAGGTTTTAATGCTTTTCTTAAGGTTTCCCGAGCGGACAGGAGCTTCATTTTTTATGGCATCTTCAACCACACTACCGGCCTCTTTTAAAGCTTTATTCTCAACTCTTTTACTCTGATCACCTAACTTCTGAAGTTCTGAAAGAAGCTCTTCTACTCCTTCAAGTTCCATCTTAGCCACTAGGCATCACCTCCTGGCCCCTTATTTCAATCCACTTATTTTTGTATTTGATGTTATCGATGGCGATGATGTTATAGTGTTTCTCATTAAAAAGAATCACCATTGAAGGTTTTATCCCTTTTATATACCGAACGGTAAACTTAACCGTATGCTCTGCCTGCACCTGAGCCGCTTCGTAAAACTCTCTACCATGAAGATGGCTAGCTTCCGCCCATACCGTCTTTACATCCTCCCAGGTTTCTATTTCAAATCCGTTGGAATTTACGGTGATGCTTTTCTTTTGAAAGATAATCCTATGTCTCAACTGTCCAATTTCCATCACATCACCAACTTTCTTTTCTGAGGTTACTCAGCATATTTTTCATCACATCGATGGTTTCTAAAATGCCACCGCTTTCGTTTTTCATGTAGTGATGAGTCCCTTCTCTCTTTTCATAGATATTGGCGATGCAGTAGAGCATAGCTTGTTTTACTAACACTGGGACTTCATCAAATTCTGAAAGTGGGTATCGTAGGATATCTTCACAAATACTTCTTGCGATTTCCACAAAAGAAGAGATGAGGGCATCCTCCTCATCACCTTCCACCCTTAGATAAAGTTTCACTTCTTCTAAAGAAATCATGCCCTCACCTGCCTTTCTATATCATTAGCCCTGCAGCTTTTAGCTTTGAAAGAAGGGCATTAAAATCAGTCACAATGCCTTCTACATCACTTGCTGTACTGTTAGCCTGAGTACTTGCTGGCTTTAATTCCTGCCCATTAAAAAGGAGCTTGCCACCATCAATGATTACAAGCTCACCTTCAATAACTGTTCTTTCTCCACCTTGTTCGGTATAGTTCTCTACACTTTCATCTGAAGTACTTTCACCGCTTCAGGAAGAATGAGTTTTCCATCCACCCTTTGAGTGGCTTTAAACCCTACTTGCCCAGTTGCTGCATAAAGTTCGTTGAGTCTTTGAAAAGCTCTACCCTGTCTATCTGCAATCCAGTAGTAGGAGATATCCCCAAAGGCAATAGGTTTAGATCCTGCATCAATGATTGGGACATAGCTTGATGTCTTCACTGGCCTATTTAAAATCGTATCGGGTTCTCCTGCTCTAACAGATGGCTGCCACAAATACTGACCATTTCCATCTTTTAGCTTCCTGATCTCTTTAATAGTCGCATCGTTGGTAATAAAGGTGGCTTTCTTACGGTACGGTGACTTAAGGGAATAAAAGAGATCCATTAGGTCATCAAACTTGAGTGTTGCTGCCGTAGTGGTGTGACCTAGCTGGGCACTTCCAAAAAGTCCTGTTGGCTTTCCATTTCCATCACCATTAATAAAGGCTTCTTCTTCCCTTTGACCGATACGTCTAGCAAACTCTTTTGCTATATAGGTTCCAAGGTTAAAGACACTATCCTGCAGAGGCTCT